ACCAACTACACGACCGGCTGGAACGAGCCGAGGAGACAGCCCGCCGCGCCCTCTCGCAGCTACAAGAAGTGACCACCCAACTCGCCGAAGAACGACACCTCTACCAACTCCGCACCGCCCAGTGGCGACGCACCGTACAAGCCCGCGACCAACGCACCGCCGCCATCAACCGCGTACGCGCCCTGCACCAGCCCATGCAACGCGGCGCCCTCACCATCTGCGCCCACTGCTCCCACTGGGACGAGAAACGCCAACGATGCCTCGGCGTCCTCACCGACTACCCATGCGACACCCTGCACGCCCTCGCCGAGCCCGCACCCGTGTCCGGCCCGACAGCGACCCAAGCGACCGAGCCGTGCACTGGCCAATGCGACCCGACAACCGGCGCCTTCGCCCACGCGGTGACCTGCTACGAAGAACGCGAACGCACCGGACGCAACGCCGGACTGGCACTCCCCGAGCCCGGCCCGCCCCCGGCCCCGACCGAACCGAACAACCCGGCCGGGCTCCGCGAGCAGATCTACGACGTACTCAACGAGGAAGGCGAGTTCATGGGCTGCCCGACCGCCACCACGAACGTGATCATGCAGCTCATCGCAGACACCGAGCAGCCCGAGTGGACGCCACCCCCACCCGGCAGCACCCGCGAGCAACTCCCCGACCACATCCTCAACATCGTCCGCCCCGACCTGCCCGACTACCTGTCCACCGCCTGCCAGACAGCCGACGTCGTCGCATGCGCCGCCTGCTACCCCAGGTCCGGCACCCCTCGCCCGCAGTACGACGAACTCCGCGAGCACGCCGAACGGCTCCACAACCGGTGCCGCCTGAACCAGAAATTCACCGGGCAACTCTGTGTCTGCGGCTGCCACCCCACCGAGGAGACCCCGTGACCGAGGCTGAGAAGCTGCGAGCACGCTGGCTGAAGAAGTACGCCAGCCAGTCGAACGCCCACCGCGTCGTACTCCTCACGCCGCTCCCCGCCCGCGTCCGCATGCGGCTGGCCGTACACCGCCGGATCAACCGGGTCGGTTTCTGGCTCGTCGAGCGTGGCCGCTTCCGGGCGGCGGAGTGGCTGTGGCGGGCCTGCCGAATGTGGTGAGACGGGCCAGGCCCGGGCGGCGGCTATGCCATCCTGGCTCCACGGCAAGACGCGTACGCCGAGCCGCTCGACGGCCAAGGTCTCTCGGGGCCCGCGCCGGGCGCCTGCTCCCCCAGAGCAGGCGCCCGTTGTCGTACCCGGCGGATACGATCGGGCTGCGGGCGGCTTCCATGGCTGGGCCCCCGCACTGCTACCGCCCGCGTCGCTTCACGGGCAAGCGAAAGCCCGGCCGTCTACCATCCGGCCGGGCTTCGTCACGCGCGGCTACTCCTCGCCGCCCCGAGCCGTCTTTCCCCGGTACTCGCCCGTCTCCGTGTAGTTCCGGAAGGCGTCCTGTACCGCGCTGAGCTTGATTTCAAGGCGCGCGGCGATCTGCCGGTACGAGAGCTTCTCGTCGTGGTGCAGGCGCCGGATCAGTCGCGTCCGCTCTTGCGCCCACGCCTTATTGCGCTCGACCTGGTCAGCCATGATCCGGCTCTTGGCCTTCACGCGCTGCTCCTCGTCGGCAATCTGTTCGACTGCGTCAAGGGCATCCGCCACGCGCCGCACCTCCTCTACCGGCTCCGACTCCTTGCGGGGCGCCGGGATCTGCTGGGGCTGCCATACCTGGTTGAAGACTGGGAGTTCGGCTGCGATGGCCAACTGCTCGGCTTCATACGCGGCCTCCCGAGTGGGCAGCCACGTTAGCGAGTAAGCCCGCGCCTCCGCCCACCATGCAGTGCGGTTCCTGTGCTCGTGCCAGCGCTGCCGGGGCCGCTCCGAGCTGCCGATGTACAGCAACCGCTGCTCGTCACCGAAGATCCGATAGACGGCGGAACGGCCGCTCGTCTCCGGTGCCGGTAGCACGCTGATCGGGACCATCTCCGTTACGCTCATGGGAGCGCCTTTCTCTTGCTTGGGTCGGGCTGCTTCACGGCCGGGCGGTCTCGACACCGCTCGGCCGTCTCTCATTCGTCAGACGGTGGTTCGAGTTCTTCGGCGAGGATCTGGCTGACGCGTCCGAAGCTGATGCTCAACTCGTCGGCGATCTGCCGGTAGGTCATGCCGCTCTCGTGCATTCGGCGCACCGCCTGTTGGCGCCGCCACCGGAAGCGATCAACAGCCTCGCCCCACGCCTGCGTGATCCGCTTGGCTTGTTCAGTGGGTGGCTCTTCAGCCGCTACGGCATCCACCGCATCGAGCATGCGCCGCACCTCCTCCGCCCGGTCGTCCATGTCCGTTCCTTCCCGGGGCTGGGAGGCGGATCGTCCTGCCGTCTTGTGCAGGAAGCCTACACGCGTGTAGCTTGGCTACACAACGGCTCGGAGGTTCCGTCTCCGTCCGTAATGAAAACGGCCAGGCGGGAAATCTCACCTTCCCGCCTGGCCAGCCACCCTGATCTCACCAGGAGTGACCGTGCCTGATCGTAATGGCCATCCCCAACCCGGGCCCACCCCCGAACACCAGCGCCCCGGTGGCGACATGCCGCAACGCCACCCCGTGCCCGCGGGTCGCCCCCACCCCGAAGACCAGTTGCCGCGCAGGGCGCCCGGAGGGTCGCTGTGAGCGAGCCCATCGACACCGACCCCCAAGCCGACGCGCAAGAACTCCTACGCCGCGCCGCCCAAGACCTCGCCAACGCGCAAGCCGCCACCGCAGCCAAACAAGCACAAGGCGGACCCGGCAACCGGCAAGGCGTACTCCCCGGCGAAGGCCGCTGACCCCACACACCGCCGCCCCCTCGCGATACCCCCACGTGAGGGGGCGGCCCCATCCCCACCAAGGAGCACCCCGTGGCCCGCACCGACACCACCCGCCGAACGCCCTGCCCCCAATGCAAACGCCGCCGCCAACGCTTACGCGCACACTCCCCCCTCCTCAACACCCTCTGCCTACCCGTCGCCCGCTGGGGCTTCACCGCCCTCGCCCTCGCCGCGTTCGCCGCAGACCTCGCCACCCCCGCCCTCATCGCAGGCGCATTCGCTGCCGCCGCCTGGCGATACCGCTAGCCCCCACCACGGAGCCGTCACCGTGAAGAAGCTCACCAAGGGACAGAAGGCCGTCCTCATCTCCGCCACCTTCCCGATGATCGCCGTCGGTGTTGCGGGCGCCATCGGCACGTACGCGAACGCCGCCGCGGTCCTCCACCGCAAGGAGACCGCTCTCGGTGTCGTCGCGGCCGGCGAAGGCGCCACTCTCGTCGCCGCGATCGTCATGATCGGCGTGACGATGCTCGGCCAGCCCGCCCCCTTCGCGGTCCGGGCCGCGCTGTGGCTGCTCCCCGCGGCAGCCTCCGTCATGGGCCTGGCGATCGCCCCTACCAAGACCGAGGCCGTCGTGTTCGCCCTCACCCCGCTCGCGATGACCGCGGCCGCCGAGGGCATCAGCTTCCTGGCGCGCAGGATCGTCGTCCACGCCACCGGCATCGACATCGAGGCGCAGCGCCGTAACGCCGCCATCCTCCGCCGTATCGCCTACCACCGTGCCCGCGCCGAGCGCCACCCATGGACGTGGGTACGCCGCATGTCAGCGCTCGTAGCGTGGCGGCTCATGGGCCAGCTCGGCCACAGCGACGCCACCCTCGGTAGCGCCCTCACCGACGTCCAGAACATTCGCATCGTCGAAGGCGCCAACACGGCGCTCGCCGCCATGTTCAGTAGCGCCCCCGAACTCCCCGCCGCCACGCCACGCCACGCCACGCCGGCCGCACCCGCTACGCCGAGGCCGCCACGCAACACCGGCCCGGGGAAGGGCGCCACGCCACCCGCCGAGCACGCCAGTGCCGACGGCGACGCCGCTCCCGAGCAGACGGTCCTCTGCTACGAGCCCGGCACCCCGCAGTACGTCGTGCGTGAACTGTGGCTGCGGCAGAACCACCGGCCGACCGAGGGAGCAGTCGTCGACGCCTTCACCGCTGCCGGGCTTCCGAACTCCCGCGCGCAGGCCGGGAAGATCCGCCGCCAGGTCGAAGCCGAGAACCCCGCTCTGCCCGGACCACGGGCCGCCTGACCTTGACCGTGACCGCGGCTGTAGCCGTGGCCTCCCCGTCCCTCCAGTGAATCAGCGCAAACCGCCCCATCCCGGCCGACTGCAGTCGCAGTCACGGTTCCAGTCAAAGTGAAGGAGCACCCGGTGGCCCGCACCAAGACCGCCCCCACACCCGCCGTCGACACCCCGGCCGCCCCACCTGATCCGCCCATACAAGACGTCGCCCGGCCGTCGCCGGTCCTCGCCTGGCCTGCGGAGTGGCCTGTCCCCGAGCTGCCTGCCGAGAAGCGGCGCCGCAGTCGGGGCCTGCCCATGGGCCCGGTCCTCGCGGGCGCCGGGAATGGCACGACGATGGTCACGACGGCCGTGTACTCGGCGGGCGGTCCGGTGGCTGCGGCAGCTGCGGGTGTGGTCGTGGCGGCGGGTGCTACGGCGGTGGTGCTGCGCCGTCGGGCGGCGGTGCGCCGTAGCGTGGCTGCCCGGACGAGGAGCGCCACGACGGGCGGCCAGACCCGTAGCGGTAGCGGCGGCGGCCTGCGTAGCGGGTCCGCGGGCGGCGCCACGCGCGGCAGTAGCGGGCTTCGGCGTAGCGCGAGTAGCGGCCGTAGCGGGGCCGGTAGCGCCACCCGTAGCGGGGCCGGGCGTAGCGGTAGCGGGCTCCTGTCGGGCGGATCCCGTAGCGGTCCAGCCGGTGGCGGCCGTAGCGGCAAGAGCGGTTCGCGTGGCGGTCTCCTCGGTAAGGGATCCGGCCGCCACACCGGGCCGGGCCGCGGCGGTAGCGGTCTCGGCAAGGACTCCGCGCGCCGGCAGAAGAAGGCTGCCGAGAAGGCGGCGAAGAAGGCCGGGAAGCGCGCCGCGGAGAAGGCCCTGAGGAAGGCCGCGAAGAACACGGCCGCGAACGCCGGCGCCTCCGGTCTGCGCCACTCCGTGAAGGCCGCAGCCGGGCGAGCAGCCCGCGCCGCCCAGATCGCCGCCCGCCCCCACACCAAGCGCGCACGGAAAACCGTAGCCCGTCAGGCGCGGCGTGCACGCGGCGCCCTGTGGGACGGCCTGTGCGCCACCACCGCAGGCGTGTGGACGCTGCTGCGCCGCGGCCGTCACGCCGCGCTCGACCGGTTGAAGAACGTGTGGAAGCGGCGCCGCAAGGACCGCAACCAGCCCGACACCCCTGAGACCCCGGCCGTCGCCGACACCGTGCGACGACCCGCCAACCCGACCACCCCCAACCCTGGAGGAACCCCCATGTCCGGTGGAGGACACCACTTTGTTGCCCCCGCGATGGAACTCGCCCGCGCCGCCGCCCACTACCAGCCGCAAGGGATGCTCCAAGTCGGCGCCGACTTCGCCGGGCTGGAGGAAGCGCTGCGCCTGCACGCCGAGGCCATGAAGACCACCGTCGAGAACGCCGACGCCACGCAGCCCCTCGCCCCGCAGATCGTCGAACTGATGCGGCAGATCCACGGCCTCCAGCTGAAGGCCGCCGAACTGGCCTCCGAACTCACGCCAGCGTTCCGTCAGCTCCACGACGTCGACATCTCCCGCCTGGAGAACCCCCGCAAGGGCGTTGCAGGCGAGCGCATGTGGGACGTCTCCTCCAACCTCTGATCGGGAGCACGTTGTGAAGCTCGACTGGGACGCCAAGCACGGCCCCGTCACCGGCCCCATCAACACCGGTGTCGCCGCGCTCGCCGTCGGCTACGCCGGCCACACGGTCGGCATGCCGTGGGAATGGGCCGCGCTCACCGCCGGGGCTGGGCTGCTCGGCACGCACCTGGCCGGCCGCCGCCGTCAGGTCACCCCGGCCACCCTCGCATTGCGGGCGGCCGGGTGGCTGGGTGCGGGCGGCTGGTGCTCGTGGGCCATCGCGAACGGGCCGTGGTCACAGACCGCGCTCGGCACCCTCACCGCGGGTGTCCTCGGGCTGGGCGCGGCGATGGCCGGGGCGCACCACGTCGAGGCGAAGGAAGCGGAGCGGAAGCAGGAAGCCGAAGCAGCAGCCCGCCGCGCCACCTTGGACGGGAAACGTCAGAAGATCGCCGACGAGTGGGAGGACCGCATCGTCCGCGTCTGCGCGGGCACCGCCACACAGATCGTCGGCGTCGAGGCGTGGGAGTCCGATGGCGGTCTCACCCTCGACGGGGAATGCGGGCCGGGCGGCGCCACATGGAAAACCGTCAAGGCGTTCGAAGACGGGCTCGCCGCGGACGCAAAGCTCCCCGAAGGGTGCGGTGTGGAGGTCAAACCCGGCGCCAACCGCGGGGCGTTCCTCATCGACGTCACCACCGTCAACCGGCTGCTCGGCGAAGACATGTACCCCGACGACTACAGCCCCCTCACCCTGAACGGTCCGATCCGGCTCGGCGTCTTCCGCGACGGCAGCGTGGTCGCGCCGAGCCTGCGGCAGCTGACGACCACCATGTCCGGTCGCAAGGGCGCCGGTAAGACGAACCTGGCGAACGTGTTCCTCGCGAACTGCTGCCGCATGACCGACCAGCTGGTGTGGGTGATCGACCTCAACGGCGGCGGGCTCGCGCTGCCGTGGCTGCACGCCTGGCACAAGGCCGGAAAGCCCGGCCGGCCGCCGGTCGACTGGGTCGCCGACACCCCGGCCAAGGCGCTCGCCATGGCGGAGGCGGCGCTGCGGATCGCGAAGGCCCGCAAGCCCGGGTACAAGCACCTGGAGATCGAGGCCGACGACGACAAGCTGCCCGTCACCCCGCAAGTCCCGGGCATCCTGATCGCGGGGGATGAGATCGCCGAGATTTTCTCCCCGCGTGCCCGACGTAACGAGACGTTGCGGAAGGTCGGCGACACCCTCATCCAAGTCGTCGAGCTCGCCCGCGCGGTGGCAGTGAACGTCCTGGCGACCGCGCTCCGGGTCACGCAGGACGTGCTGTCGGAACCGCAGCTGATCGTGCAGTCCGGGCTGAAGATCGCCATGAAGTCCGACGAGCGGGAGATGGCGTACTTCTTCGGCTGGGACGACCGGGCCAATCCGGCTGATGCTCCGTACGTCGGCTGTGGCTTCGTGAAGGAACTCGACGAGCCCGCTCGCCCGTTCAAGGCGGACCGGATGCTGCCGAGCCGGATCGCCGATGTGGTGGCCGCGACATCCGACCGGCATCCCGAACTCGACGAGCTGTCCCGGCAGGCCGCGGGCGAGGCGTACGAGCAGCGGTGGCTCGGCACCGACCACCTCTTCGGCGTCGGGTCTGCACCCCTCGCCCCGCCCGAGGAAACGCCGCCCTCGCCACCGCGCCGCTCCTTTGGGGTCACCGCGGATTGGGGCACCACATCAGCCGGTGGTGACGCGCAGGCGGCGATCGACCAGGCGGAGGAAGCGCGGCGCCGACTGCACGAAGCGATGGGCGAGACCGGCAAGCATGACGGCGACCTGGACGCGCAGTTCATGGACATCCTCGCGGGCGGCGGCGTCACCTGGAAACCACCAGCCGAACCGCCCGCGCCCGAGCCCGGCAAGGACGACGACGGCGACCCGCGGCGCGAGCTCGTCTACGAAATCGTGTCGAAGGCCGGGCCCGGCGGGATCGGCCCGACGACGATCCAGGACGCCATCCGTCGCCTGCACCCCGACATCCAGGTCCCGCATGCCGCGACGATCGGCCGCTGGCTTGGCGCAGATCCGCGTGTGCATCAGCCGAAGTACGGCCGCTACGCCGTACGCCCCACTGAGAACTGAGGAAGGCCGCCATGTCCGCGCTGCCCGAGCAGTACCAGCGGTTCGCCCCACCCGGGCCGCGCCCCATCCACCCGCACACGGTTGAGCTGTACGACGAGAATGATCCGGTGGTGTGGGTGCCGTCCGCGTACGGGGAGATGGTGCCCATGCGGAAGTCGCAGGCACCCGCGCCCATGCAGGCCGCCGCGCCGCGGGACCTCACCCCGCAGCCGTTGTTTGATCCGCTCGCGCAGCGCATGGTCGGCGCGGGCTTCGGTGCCGGCGCTGCGGGTGCGGGTATCGGTTGGGGTGTCGGGCAGGCCGCGGCCGGTATCGCGGCGATCAGCGGGACGACTGCGGTGGTGGTGTTGCTGGCGCTGTGGTTGTTCGCTCGGGTTGGCCGGCCGTCGGTGGAGGTGCGGCAGACCGTTCACAATCACAATCGTGGGTTCGGGCGCAGTACCACGAACCTTTGACGCGCCTGTCACACTGAAGGCTGCGCGGCCAGCGCACTGCCTCACCGGCAGCCAGGCCCCACGGCGTGATCCCCCCCCGGGCGTCGTGGGGTCTTCGCGCGATGATGGGAGCATGGACGAATGCCGGGTGTACTGGGGTCACAGCGGATGCAGCCTTCCCCGCGGGCATGATCCCGAGCAGCGCGTACGTACGCACTGCCAGACCGAGCCGTCCGAGCACACGGCGACGGTCCACGACGCGTACCTGTTCGGCGAGGACCTGACAGCCGAGGAACGACGCCTCGCGCACGACCTGTGGGAGTGACCCGCCGGTGGGGCCTTCCCCCTGTTCCCACCCGCACTGTCGGCGCCAGCCGTTACGATCCGGGCCACCATCAGTCCTTGGGGGGACCATGCGCCACACCACCACTCTGCTCGCCGCCGTCTGCCTCTCGCTCGCCGGATGCTCCAGCGGGAGCGGCGACGCAGACGCCGAGCCCGAAGCCAAGACCGCAGCGCCGACAGCATCGGCGAGCCCCGAGAAGCTGGAGCCCACCTGGGGACCGAAGTTGAGCGCTGCGGCCGGGGAAGACTCCGAGGCCGTGAGCGCCTGCAATCAGCCGTCCAGTAACGCGTGCGCCCGATACATCCAGGACATCATGGGGGTGGTGGCCGGGCTGGAAGCGGAGATCAAAAAGACGGGCCGGGAGTACCCGAAGAGCCTTGAGCAGATCGGCAAGATGAATGACGCAGAGTCGGAGTACGTGGCCAACGGGTGTCAGGGGGATCTCACGGCTGACGATCCGAACTCGCAGTGTCACGGCGTGGTGAATGTGACCCTCGGGGCGACGACGCTGGACATGACGCTGATGACTGACGAGTACGCCCTCTAGGAGGGCGTAGAGAGGCCCCGCACCGGAGCGTTCCGGGCGGGGCCTTCGCCATGCGGTGGGTGATCAGTCGGAGGCGTCGGGCCAGGGCTCCTCGTCGTCCGGCGGGCAGGTGCAGAGATCAGACCATTGGGCTACGCCGCATTCGCATCGTGGGCAGTCGCAGGAGCCGATGCCGTCGCCGTATCCGTGGTGGAGGTCGGGGAGGCTGCACACGTCGCATCGCGCGCTCACGGTTGCTCCTCGTCCGGGCGCACCGGGCCCGCGCCGCGCTGCTCGGCCAGCTCGGCGCAGTAGAACGCGAACTTCAGGCTGTAGTCGGAGTGCCCGACCGCGAGCCGCTCGACGCGCACGACGTCGGCGACCGGCACGGGCGCGAGGCCGCGTTCGGCGCGGATCGCGTTGACGATCTCGTGCATGCGCGCGCGCTCGTAGGTAGCCCACTCGCACTCGGGCCCGTCCGGCCCGTCGATGAGATCGGAGCGCATGTGGCGCTCCTCCTGCGCGGCGGCCAGCGTGGCGCGCAGCACGTCGGTGGCGGCCTTAAGACTGCTCATGTGCTCGTCTCCTCGCTGCTCACCGGGCGCTCCGGTCTGGTGCTGCGCTGAGCCTTCCTCACGGCTGCCGCGGCTTCGGGGTTCGTGATCCGTCGGATGGTCTCGCGGGTCAGGCCGGTCGCCTTCACGATGTCCGTCTGTGCGCACCCGCTGTTGTCGGCTTGCCGGATCGCCTGGTCTCGCTGCTCTTTTGCGGAGTCGAGGGCGTCCTTGGCTTCCTTCCATTTGGCGGTGGCTGCTTCGGCTGCTGCGAGTGGGGTCGTGTTCATGCCTCCATCATGCCACGCGCGTTGGCCAATCTCCATGGCCTACTTGTGCATGCCTACGACGTAGGCCTATGATGGAGCTATCACCACGACCGAGGGGGCAGCAATGCAGAACACCAGCCAGAACATGTGGGCCAACAACAAGGGCTTCAACATGGCCGACTTCACCAAGCCCGACCCCCACGCCCACACCCCCCACAACGAACTGCCCGGCCACGAGCGCATCGGCAAGTACAACGCCCGCATCACCCACGCCGACCTCCGCGGCATCGACCCCACCGTCGACATCACCACCCCCGACTTCGACACCGAAGCCGAAGCCCGCGCCTACGCCCTCCACCTCGCCCACCAGACGCCCCGCGCCAACCGCGTGACCGTCAGCCGCATCGAGCGCGACAGCTTCAACCGCAGCCTCTACGGCAAGTACGTCGACCAGATCGACTCCACCGACGCCGCATGGAACGAGCAGGACGAGGCCACGCCGACCGAGGACGACGAGCACGCCGTCACCACCACCACCTCCCGCCGTAACCGCCGTGCCAGCAACCGCACCCGCCGCGCCACCCTCAAGACCCGCACCCGCACCCAGCGCGCCACCGCCAAGATCCGCCGCCAGGGCGTCGCCACCCTCGCCACCCACTGCATCGCCGCCGGCCTCGGGGTGAAGGAAGCGCGCACCGTCGCCAGCAGCCTCCGGAAGAACGCGGCCAAGGCGGGCGTCACCGGCACCCCCTCCGTCAGCTACACCCACGGCAAGCGCCGCGCCTGCACCCGCTACACCAGCCGCGAAGTGGCGCTCATCTGCCTCCAGTACAAGCCGCGCAAGGCGGCATACCGCCTGGCCGCCGCCCGGCTCGCCCTCGCCGCTTAGGAGTCCGCCATGCCCGAGCTGACCGCAACTCTGGTCGTCAGCACCACCCACTCCTACTGCGGCCATTGCCGCAAACACACCCTGCCCCACGACGGACAAGGCGCCCCCATCACGCACCACATGGACGTCTGCGGCTACTCGCCCAAGCCTGGCGGTGGCTGCGGTGCCCGGTTCGTCGACATCAGCACCGACTGCTGGGGAGTCACCCCGGAACGGCTGCGAGAGATCCGCCCCGACCTACCCGCCCGCGTCGAACCCACCTGACCGCCACATCCTGGGGCGCCGCCTCGCCACCGTCCTCTACCCCGTCGACTGCCCCGCCACCGCCCGCGTCCAGCTCCTCGCCGACGCACTCGCGGCGTAGCCCACCGGGCCTACGCTGAACTCGCCACCACATCATCAGGAGAACCCGCATGGGACGCGAAGTCCGTCGAGTACCCCTCAATTTCGAATGGCCTCAGAACAAGGTATGGGAGGGGTTCCTCAGCCCCGACAGGTTCGACGAGACCCCGTGCCCTGACTGCGAGAGCGGCTACTCGCCGCGCGCGCAGAACCTATACGACCTCTGGTACGGGAAGATCCCCTTCAACCCGAACACCACCGGATCCACGCCCTGGGGCCCGGACACCCCGGCCATCCGAGCGCGCGCCGAGCGCAACATCGCCGACGCGCCCGGCTACTACGGCAGCGGAGAGGCCGCCATCGCACGCGAGGCGCAGCGGCTTGCCGACCACTTCAACAACGGGTGGCTGCATCACATCGACCAGGATGACGTCGACGCACTCGTCGAGGCCGGACGGCTCATGGACTTCACGCATACCTGGAGTCGCGGCGACGGCTGGCAGAAAATCGAGCCGCCCGTGACGCCCACCGCCGAGCAGGTCAACGAATGGTCCTTGGGCGGCATGGGCCACGACGGGATCAACGCCAGCGTCGTCATCCGTGCCCGCTGCGAGCGTGAGGGTATCGACGACACATGCCCGACTTGCAAGGGGCACGCCAGCCTGGAGAAGTACGAGGGTCAGCGCGCCGAGGCGGAAGCGTGGGAGCCGACCGACCCGCCGAAGGGCGACGGCTGGCAACTGTGGGAGACGGTGAGCGAAGGCTCCCCTGTCAGCCCCGTGTTCGCCACCGCCGACGATCTGGCCGCATGGATGTCCGACCCGGAGCGCGGTAACCGCTGGGTGCCGCAGGAGGTTGCGGCGAAGTTCATTGCCGACGGTTGGGCGCCATCGTTCGTCTCCAGCCCGCAGACCGGTGTCGTCTCCGGAGTCGAGTGGACTGGCACCCGAGACGACGCCTGACCCTCACGGCATGACGAAGGCCCGCCCCCGACGCCCATCGGGAGCGGGCCTTCGCTGCGCACACACCGTCCACCAGTTGCACGCCGCCGTTACCATCAGACCACAAGCCGCAGGTAACACGCGAGAGGCGGGCACCATGACCGACCACAACACCCGCCCCGACGCACGAGGCCGCGACGGACACGGCCGCTACATCCGCACCACCGAAACCGCCGCCCGCGACGCCCAAGCCGCCAACCTCCGCGCCGAAGGATGGAAACTCCAAGCCATCGCCGACCACCTCGGCTTCAGCGACCGCAGCGAAGCCCGCTACGCCATCCGCCGAGCCCTCCGCGAAATCGTCCAAGGGCCCGCCGAGAAGCTCCTCGCATCCGAGGCGGAACGCCTCGACACCCTGTACGAGGAAGCCCTCGAAGTCCTCCAGCGGGATCACGTCACCGTCTCCCACGGCCGCATCATCAAGGACGACGACGGCAACCCGATCCTCGACGACGGCCCCAAACTCGCCGCGATCGACCGGCTCGTCAAGGTGAGGGAGTCCTATCGCAAGCTCCTCGGACTCGATGCCCCGTCCCGCGTGAGCGTCGACGCGCAGCAGCTCGGCGACGAAATCGGCGCCCTCCTCAACCGCGCCACCGAAGATGACGGCGCCCCCGGCTGACGTCGCGCGGATCCGCGCCCAAGTCGACCAACTCGTGCGCGCCGGCGACACACGACAGTTGAAGCTGCTGCGCGATCAGTTGAAGACCCTCGTCGACCGCAACGCTCTCGCCGGCCGGACCGCGAAGTACGGGGCGCACCCGGTGCGCTGGGTGGAGGAGCGGCTGGGGCAGACGGTGTGGTCGAAGCAGCGGGAGATCCTCAACGCCGTCCGCGACCACCGTCGTGTCGCAGTCCGCTCGGGACATGGCGTGGGGAAAAGCTGGACTGCTGCGCTGATCGCGTGCTGGTGGCTCGACACCCACCCGCCCGGTGAGGCGTTCGTGGTGTCCACCGCCCCGACGTTCTCGCAGGTGCGGGCGATCCTGTGGCGGTACATCCGCAAGCACCACCGCGCCGGGCAGCTGGCGGGCCGGGTCAACCAGACCGAGTGGCTGATCGATGACGAGCTCGTCGGCTACGGCAGGAAGCCGGCGGACACAGACTCGGACGGCTTCCAGGGCATCCATGCCCGCTACGTCCTGGTCGTTCTCGACGAAGCGTGCGGCATCCCCGAGCAGCTGTGGACTGCGTCCGACGCGCTGACAACGGGCCCGGACTGTCGCGTCGTCGCGATCGGCAATCCAGACAATCCCGCCTCTCAGTTCCGTCGCGTCTGCACCCCGGGGAGCGGCTGGCACCAGATGGCGATCAGCGCTTTCGACTCGCCGAACCTGACCGGCGAACAGGTGCCTGCGGATATGGCGGCCGCGCTCGTCGGGCGGGAGTGGGTGGAGGAGAAGGCCCGCGAGTGGGGCGAGGAGAACCCTGTCTACCGGTCGAAGGTGTTGGGCGAGTTCTCCGAGGACGGCCCCAACCAGGTTGTCCGCGGCTCCGACATCGCCAACTGCCGCGCCCCGCTGGAACACCGCCCGCCCGCGGACAGGCTCGTGCCGGTGGAGCTCGGCGTGGACGTCGGCGGCGGCGGTGACGAGACCGTCATCCGTGAACGGCAGGGCTTCCGGGCGGGTAGGGAGTGGCGGGCGCACACGGACCGGCCTGAGCTGATTGCCCCGTTGGTGCTGCGGGCGATCCGGGAGTCGGGGGCGACGGTGGTGAAGGTCGACTCGATCGGTATCGGCTTCGGTGTGATCGGTGAACTCCGCAACCTCTCCAACGCGGGCAAGCACAACGCGCAGATCGTGGCCGTCAACGTCAGTGAGAAGTCCAGCGAGCCGGACAAGTTCAAGAACCTGCGGGCGGAGATCTGGTGGGAGATCGGACGAGGCCTGTCCGAACGCGCCGGATGGGACCTGTCGGGGATGGCGAACGCGGACACGACGGTGGCGCAGATGCTGGAGCCGCTGTGGGAGGTCGACGCGCAGGGCCGGATCTTCGTGGAGCCGAAGGACGAGATCCGCAAGCGGCTCGGCCGGAGCCCCGATAACGCAGATGCCCTACTTTTGGCATATTTTTCCGGGCCTCGGACCCGAGTGCGGTGGCTCTAGTGAGACGTCTCCCTGCTGCGCCGCCACCTCAGCTTCGCCCCACAGCTACGCGAGCAAGTTTCAGGGAGACCCCGGCCCTTTGGCCGTCCGAAGTCGGCGGAGCAGATCAGGCAGCTTGCCGTTTCCCAGTACTTGCGCTCCCGCCGCTCCACGCGCTGGCGGCACGCCGAAGAGCAGTAGCGTTTCCCGCTATTGCGCCCCGGGAAGTGCCCTTCATGCTTGGCGCCGCACTCGGGACACGTGAAGGTGCTCGTCTTGCGATTCTCCCAAGTTCGGCGCCCGTGCTCCCTGTGCCAGGCGATGCCTTCCGCGCTGGCATGCCACTCGGCGGCAGCCGCCAGCGTCGTCTTCCGAAAGATCTCCATCCGCGCCTCGTCAAACTTCCGCGCGTGCTCCTGGCGGTGTTCCTTCGGCGTCATCAGTACGAGGTTGGATGGGTCGTTGTTGAACGGGTCGTGATCATCGTGGTGCACGTGCATTCCCGGAGGTATGGGCCCGTGCATGTCAGAGAAGACGTCCCGGTGAAGGTATCCGCGTCCGCTACCGCGAGGAGCCTGGTAGTACACGCGCTTCGGCCAGTCGTCGCTGCCCGGATTCCGCTTGTACGTAACGCCCTTGTACACGATCTGAGCTGGTGGATTCACAAAGCAATTCTATCAATTTCTGATGCGCTATTGCTGGCGTTCTATAGCGGCACCCGCATGCGGGTGCGCTGGCTGTGATCGCCCACGTCTGGCCCCACGAACACGCGACCGTGGACAATACCCGTGAGCCCGACCCCGACCAACCGGAGGACCCGGCGTGAAAAAGACCCTCGCCCGACTCGCCGCGGCCCGACCACGCCTCACCACCGCCGCCACCGCCGTCGCGGCAGCCCGCGCTGGCCTGTACACCACTGGCGGTCTCGCCTGCGGCACCGCCAGCGCCTGGGTTACCTGGGGTGTCGGCGCCGGCCTCGCTGGAGCATCTCTGTCGCTGCTACTGATGGGTGTCCTGTCTGACAATGAGAAGGGGACGGTCCGGTGAGGTCACTTCGCGGGTTGTTGAATAAGACGCCGGTGCCGTATGTGTCGTCGCGTGGCGGTCTGTCGATTCCGTGGCGGGCCCCGTCCGGTGCTGAGGCGCAGATGCGGGCAATGGGCACGGTGGGAACACTGTTCTCGATCGTCAACCGCACCAGCAATGCGACGGCGCTCGTCGACTGGAAGCTGTACAGGAAGGCCGCCTCGGGGAAGCCGGAAGACCGCATCGAGGTCACTCAGCACGCCGCCCTCGACCTGTGGAACAAGCCGAACAAGTTCTTCACCCGCCAGGAGCTGGTGGAGTCGGAGCAGCAGCACATCGACCTGACTGGTGAGGGCTGGATCGTCATCGCTCACAGTCCGCGCTCGTCGCTGCCGCTGGAGTTGTGGCCGGTGCGCCCGGACCGTATCCAGCCGGTGCCGCACCCGGTCGATTTCATCTCCGGCTACCTGTACACGGGCCCGGACGGGCAGGAGATCGCCCTCCGTACCGAGGACGTCATTCAGATCCGCATGCCCAACCCGCTGGACCCGTATCGGGGTATGGGGCCGGTGCAGTCGATCCTCACGGAACTCGACGCGAGCAGGTACAGCGCGGAGTGGAACCGCAACTTTTTCATGAACAGTGCGGAGCCCGGCGGGATCATCGAACTTCCCTCCGTCCTGTCCGACCCCGAATGGGACCAGTTGCAGGCCCGCTGGAACGAGCAGCACAAGGGTGTCGCCAACGCCCACCGCGTCGCGTTCATCGAGCACGGGCAGTGGAAGGACCGCAAGTACACGCAGCGGGACATGCAGTTCGCTGAGCTTCGGTCGGTGTCCCGTGACGTGATCCGCGAAGCGTTTGGTGCGCCCGCGTTTGTGCTGGGTGAGGTCGGTGATGTCAACCGGGCGACCGCTGAAGCGTCGAAGGTCCTGTTCGCTGAGCAGTTGACGGTGCCGCGACTGGAGCGTTTCAAGCAGGCCCTGAACAATGATCTGCTGCCGCTGTACGGCAAGGACGCGACACGGCTTCTGGAGTTCGACTACTGCGATCCGGTACCCCCGGATGCTGCCGCGCGGAATGAGGAGCTCACCGCGAAGGCAGCGGCTTACGCCCAGTTCGTCGAGTCCGGCGCCGACCCGCTTCTGGTTGCCGAGTATCTCGACTTGCCTGAGTTTGCTGGGGATGCGGACCGGGATCTGTTGGTGCGGATTGTGACGGGTGCTCCGTCGACTGCGCCGATGATCCTGCCGCTGCTGGGTTTCGACGTCCCGCAGCTGACGGCGCCTGCCGCTCCGGTCCCCCCGCAGCAGCCGGCGGCCCGTCTGGATTTGCATCACCATGTGCCGTTCGCGTTGCCTGCGCGGCAGCCGTCGTACAACCGGGTGTTGGAGCGCGGCCGGGTGCGCGCGCAGGCTGATGACGATGCGTTGGACGCGGTGCGCGAGCAGCATGAGGAGGCGCTCGCCGCGCTGCTTGCAGCGTGGGAGCCGGTGGGTGAGGCGCAGTTCGAGGAGCTGGCCGAGCAGATCGAGACGGCTGTCGACGCTGGGGACACAGAGGCGTTGGCTGATCTCGCGGTGGACTCTGATGCTGCGGCGAAGGTGCTGCGGAGTGCGCTCGCCGATATGGCGAAGGCGGCGGCCGCGCAGATGGCGGCGGAGGCTGCTGAGCAGGGTGTGAAGGTGAAGCCGCCCCGTTTGAACCGGTCGTTGACGAACGCGTTCGGTAGCGAGTTGGTGGAGATTGCTGCGGCGACGGCGGCGTTGTTGGCGGCGGATGTGGCGGGGTCTGCGGGTCGTGAGGCGCTCAGGTTGTTGACGCCGGGTGTGGTGGGGCGTGAGGTTGCTGAGCGGGTGGGCGGGTTCCTGCGCGGGTTGAAGAACTGGTTCCGCCGTGACCAGCTTGGTGGTGCGTTGCATCGGGCGCAGAACGCGGGCCGGATCGCGACGTTGGCTGTGGCGCCGACTGCCCGGTATTTCGCGAGCGAGAAGAACGACAGCCGGGTGTGTGACCCGTGTTCGGAGATCGACGGTACTGAGTTCGACGACTTGGATGCGGTGCGGGCTGCGTATGGTGCGGGCGGGTATCTGCGGTGCGAAGGCGGCATCAGGTGCAGAGGCACGTTCGTGGCCCGCTGGGAGTGAGCGCGGTCGTCAGTCTTCCGAGTGCCACCAGAAGCCGTCCGGGTCGAAGCGCGTTGGTACCGGGCTCACGATGAACCGATGCCCGCACGTGCCCAAGTCGATCTCCAGTAGCCCGCCCGGACCTCGGTCGTACGTGGACCACACGACGTGTTTCGCCGGTACGCCGCATTCAGGGCAGCCCGGGTAGTGCACGGACTCGCCGCCGTCGGCCAGCTGGTCGAGTCTTTCCGCTCGGATGTACTCGCGGCGGTTCTCTGTCGCCTTGTCGAAGGCGGTGGCGCGTTCGCCGCTGAGGTGAATGCGCCTGCCGCTCACGTCGTCTCCTCGGTCAAGCCCATGTCCTGCTTTGCGATGTGCTGCGCCCGCTGCTCCGAGTACACCTTCCGTACCCGCTGCGCATCCCAGCCCTCCACAACCAGAAGGGACTGGCCTCGATGGTTGTGTGACCAGCGGTGTCCCACCCACTTCGGACGCCCGTCAAAGTCCTTCTGCTGGTGATGCTCGCTCGGGTTCCCCGCGCTGAACCCGTCGCGTTCGCTGTCGGGTTCGTGCGGCCACCACCAGATCTCGCTCCACATGCGGACCTCAACCGGGCCGTCGTGGAGTTCGAGTTCGAGGACGTCGTCGCCGAGCGGGTAGGCCCATGCGTCGTCGCTGCTGGTGAAGGCGTGGAGGACGCGGTAGTCGGAGTACTCGCCTGCCGTGGCGAGGTACACCTTGCGCGGACTGTCGCTCACGTCGTCACCACCGCGTCCGGTGCGAGCCGCAGTCCCGTCCGGTGCAGGAACTCGTCCAGCCCGATATCGATCGCGGGCGGCTCATCATCGTCTTCGAACCGGGCCACGCGCCCGTCTGGCGGCATCGTCCAGCCGTCGGGGCCGGGTGCGTCGTAGGCGTCGACGGTGCCGATACCGGACCGGTAGCGGAGGTACAGGTATTGGCCGTCGGTGGTCCAGGCGTCCCACTGATTGGGGCAGGCGCAGCACGTCTCGACGACGATCTGAAGCGGCATGGTCACGGCTGCTCCCCGTCGAGCGCGCGGACGGTCGGGCACGGCCACGGCACCCCAGACTCGTGGGTGCACTCCACACACGACTCGTACTCGTTCCGGTGGAGTTCACGAACAC